AGATCTGCATGATTCTTCTTTAAATCGTTAATATCCATGGCTACTTCCTCCTTCATCATTTGATTGATTTGATTCATATTGCGCAATTCATCTATCAAACCGGCTTCCTGGGCCTGGGCGGCCAGGTAAATTCGCGCCTCTGTGCCATTAACATCCTCGATTGACATGTTCCGGTTGGCTGCCACATCAGCGGAAAAAATAGCATGTGTCCGATCCACCACCTCCTGGATGTATGCCCGGCCTTCGTCGCTTAGCGGCTCCGCTTGATTGGCGATCCGTTTGTATTTGCCGGAAGTGACGTAAGTGGTTTTGATGCCCATCATGTCTTCCCGCTTGGAGAAATCCCGGTGCATGGCCACTACCCCGATCGATCCAACCTGGGAGGTAGGCGTCGCAAAAATCTTTTGCGCCGCCGACCCTATCCAGTAGGCTCCTGAAGCCATCATGGCGTCGGTGAAGGCCCAGACGGGCTTTATCCCGCGTGCCTGAGCTACCTTCCCGGCAAGGTCTTGCGTTCCGTCCACCATCCCGCCGGGAGAATCAATATGTAGAATGATCCCTTTTACGTCCGGACTCTGCATGGCCCGGTCGAAATCCGCCGCCAGGTCTTCCGTGCTGACTCCGCCGAACATCCGGTCAAAAAGTCCTAGGCGAAGGCCAATAACACCATGAATCCGCAGTGTGCCGATTCCATTCTCGTCCACGGAAAGGTACGAATCCGTAGCCTGACTATCCAGGAGGAAAAAGCTGTCGAGCGGGAGAGCTTCCAGGATCGCCAATTTATTGGGTAGGATGGCCCATGGCTGATTGGCCATAATTTCGGCCAGGGATTCCTTTTCACCTTTCATCTCCGCTTTCCCCTTGCCAGATGCAGCCTCGAACTGGCCGCTTCGGCTTTTTCAATGTTCCCGCGCATCGGATTCCTTCCAGATGTCCTTCGGATACCGCAGCGCCTGGATCTTCGAGCCGCCTTTTTTCGGGAAGCCATAAATAACGTCGATGCATTTCCCGGTATGCTTTTCATCGCAATTCTTGCGGGAAAAGGTCGCAAACTGCGCAGGGTCCTCGATGCGGCAAGCATGCTCATGGGGGTAAGGCATTATCTCCTCCACTTGGCTGCTGGGCCGGCTTAGCCTTCTTTGCCGCCGCATCGACACCTTCCCAAGGCAGACTTAACCCTTCGAATTTCGTCTTTTCCCTCCCGATCTGTTCGGCGATCTCTTCCCAATCGTCGCCTTGCTCTGCGCAGACCTGGGCCCGGCTCTTGATTCCCATCTTTATGGCATTCTCATTGGCATTGACCTCATCCAGAGGATTGACGTAGGGCCATCCCGGAAGGATCCATGTTGACCGGCAATATTCGAACTTCTTCTCTAGGAATCCCGGCGCCGGCAGCTCTCCCCGCAGCCAGGCCTCTTCTAACAGAAGTTCCCAAAGCGGTTGGCATAGTTTCTTTCGCAAAAAGTTCTGCCAAACCTGGAAAAATCTATAGGCCTGAATGAGGGCAGCTCGAGCCGAGGAATAATTGGTCTTGGAAAAATCTTTGAGGATCAGTTCGTAAGGGAGGCCGAGGGCCGTCCCGATCAGCCGGATGAGCCGCTCAACGAACGAATCGAAAGTATCTCCGGGCTTTTTGGGTTCGGCGAACGATATCGTTTCGCCGCTTTTCAGGTATTCGATCATCCCCGGCTCCAGGGACTCGACGCGTTGACCTTTCCCCGTCGCATCCGTCAGCGTATCCCCGGACCGTCCCATGGCCATCGAGTAAGGATCGCTCTGGCTGGTAATGAAAGCGGCGAAACAGGCAGCAATCCGGGCGGCCACCAATTCCGCCTCGATGTAGTCCGAAAGAGTTTTGAAATAATCGATTACCGGGGCAAAGAAAGGGACGCCACGCGACTGGCCCGGCCGTTTATAGGGAAAGAGATGAAATACGAGCGGCCTGCCCGAGGTGTCCTTTGCCGGAACGTCCGTGAATTCCAGGGGAGTCCCGCCCATATCACCCGGGTGGGTCTTTGCTATCTGGTATTTTATCGGAGCTCCGTTATCGTCAAAAGTTATTCCAAATCTCTGCTTTTGTGACATGACGGGAGTGAGATATGATGGTCCGAGGCGGTCCGGTTCGATCAGGTCGAGCGCGAGGAAATAGGGCCGTCCATTCACAGTTGGCAAAGCCCTTCTCACCGCCAGAAATTCCCCGGATTCCACGATCTGACGAATTGCCATGGCCTGAATCTCGTTAATATCCATGGTTCCGCTCGAACTGGCCCACGGCGTCCACTTATCGTAGATGTCTTCCGCCGACTGTTGATAATCAGCGGCTTGCTCATCCGTCATTCCCAGGCTTTTCGAGCGGATTCTGCTTTGTGGGACGAGGCCATTTTTAACCACGTTGACAACAAGGGTATCCGTCGCGCCGGCCGCTATTGGATCATTCCGATTCAGGTCGCGGGTGCGGTTTCGCAGGTCTTCGAGTTCGCCATAAAGGGAAATATCCTGGGATTCCGTCCGGGTAAGCCATCCGGCATTCAGGCGGGTTCTCTTCGCGCCTTTATAAGCCCCGCCCATCGATAGCAGTTTGCCGAGTTGGCGGGAGGCCTGGCGCCTGAAAGCCATCCGGGGGGCAATAATAGATATCGTCCGGTCGAAATAATTCCCGGCTCGATCGATCCAGGATTCAGACTGATTGAATGAATTTTGCGTAGTTTCTCCCGGTCTTCCCTTGTTCCACGTTCAATTGGGATTTCAATTCTTTCTCATACTTCCTTAGTTCGGGCAGATCGGCCCGGGTGACAGTGCGTCCGGAGGTCGTATAAGACTGGGCGCCCATAAGGATATTGGCCATCGCGGTCTGGACCATCTCCAGTTTCTGGATGGTGGTAAGCTCCGCGCCCTGCAATTCCGCAATCCGCTGTAAAAGCCCCATACATCCTCTCAATTTTTATGCGATCATCATAAGGCCTACTTTTAACCAAAAACCGAAACCGCTCGATTCAGGCCAAAAAAGACCGATTCCGCTCGATTCAGGCCAAAAAAGTTCTTGACAAGGGTTTTTAAATGTGATTATTCGGGGGGCAAATCGGCTGGGTTGCGGGGAGATTTGAGGATGAAAGCGCGGATGAATTCGTTCAATATCTTCTTATCTACGATTATTTTGTTACCGACCTTTCCTTTCGGCATTCCGTATTTATTAACAAATTCCCAAAAAATATCCTTCCCGAATCCGCAATATTTGCAGATTTCCTCAAGGCCAACAATGAAATCAGGAGAATCTAAAGCCCTCTCATCTTTTGCCAATAGATCTCCTCATTGTCCACGTTTTCTATCGTTCCGGCCCCGCCAAATTTTGTCGAGGACTAACCAAATGACCAAGACAACTATGCCGGAGAGCCCTGCCAAAACGGCCGGGAGGCCTGCTGAATAATTATGCAGATTGTTAATAATAACTTGTGAGGTTTGGCCAATCATTTCCTTTTCATCTTCCCGCCAACCACCCTTTTCTCTCCGGAATCCATCCGGATGCCTTCTTTTCCTGCCGGCGCTCCGTCTTTTCCGGCCCAGGGGCGGAGGCCGCACTCTTTGCCCGGGGCAGCACATGAATCCCCCCAAAACATTCCCGATCCCCCATGGCCAGGGCTATGCAGGAACAATCCAGGAGGTGGTTAGCCGATGAGACCAGATGCCAATACATCAGGCCTTCCCGGTCGCGCCTCTTTTCTTCCGCCAGAATATGCCGGGCAAAATCCTCGGCCGTGCTCGAGTTCAGCGTTATCCCCCCTGGATCCCCTGGCTTAGTCTGCAATCTCATGTGAAGGAGGTCTTTGAACGAGTCCGTGTCCACATGCCAGACCGGGAATCTCAAGGGATTAACCGGGTCATATCTCTTCGGCTTCAGATCCATCCTCCGGATTCCGTCCAGCGGATCGCCGCGGGTGCCCCAGACCCGGTTCGTGCCCAGGCTCCGGATGAACTGCCGGGCGGCCTGCGTCATTGTAACATCCTCATCCTCGTATTTGCTCCCGCCGATATCGATTCCCGACCGCCAGATCCCGAATTGCTTCCCGTCCTCATCGAGGTAAATATTATCGATGAGGAGCTGCTTCACAAAATTCCATTCCGTCAGAAATCCGTAATGAACCAAATGAACGCTCATAGAGGGCGGCCAGGCGTAGACGGCGAACCAGAACCCGCCCTGGCCAGGATCTACGCCGGCTGTAATCCCAAGCGTACCAGCCGGGCATATCAAAGGCTCTAAGTCGATCTTGTGGGCCAGTATGTGATCGGTGTTCTTATGGTAGATCCTTTGTATCCACTCTTCCCCAAGCCAGGAGTTGGCAAAATTCATCAGGTCGGCCGGATTATCTTTTGACCTCAAAAACTCCGCCGCCACCGCGCCCCAGGTATGCCAGGGGGAGATCAGCCGGCTGAACTGGAAGC